CTATTGCTTTATATACTTCTATACCCTCATCAGTTTTAAACCAAGCGGCTAAAGCTGAATATGGGTTTTCATCAAAAGGCACAGTCATTAACTTTCTTCCGTTAGTACCCCATTTAAATGTACGCTGATCTTCTGATAATTTTATAATATTAGCTTCTGTAGCTTTTATACCAATATTTCTTATAGCAACATTTTCGTCATTAGCTAATTCTATGAATAGCTTTGGATTGTTACGAGCAAATATTAATAAATCTCTTTTTAGCTCCTTAGAAGTCATCTCTGCAGCTCTAGAGCCTATTTCTACACGCATTATAGCTTCAGCTTGTTCAATATCCATTTCTCTTGCCATTAACAAAGCGTCTACTTCAAACTCAATAATTTCTAATTCATCTTGAGCTTCTAATTCAGCGTCGTATTCTTCGTAAATTTTATCTTTTTCTGAATGATAAATAGATAATATTTTTTGAAGAACTTGTTTTTCTTTTGGTACTAGTAAACTACCGTTTTGAAATACAATATGCTCTAGCCTACCTTCACCTTTAAATTCATCAACAAAAGGTGTTTGTTGATTTACAGTATATTTTAATTCTCTTTCATAACCTTTTTCATCGTCAAACCAAAATATATTTCTTGATTTAATTGTATAGGTTAAAGGCTTTCTTTGTTTTTTAAGGACGTATAGCCTGTCTTTGAACGCCCAATCTGTTTTTTTCTTTGTCATGATATAATAAAATAAAAAATAATAAAAGTAAGAATTACCCCCGTTAATTAAACAGGGGTAAAACCTACATTAAAAAATATTAGTTAAAAAGCACAAAGTTATTAGCACCTTGTACAACTAAACATCTTTCAGTTAAATAATGAACTTCCATCTTGTCATCGCCTGAAGTAGCAGCGCCACCTACAGAACCAGTAATCCAAGATTTCATTTTTCTATCATCAGCTTCAGAAGCTCTATAACGAACGTGTAAAAACGGACGCTTAATGTTCTTCCCAAGAATTTGATCGTAAACAGATGAAGTTCCAGCTGGAATCAGCGCTCCTTCAATACCTCCGATAAGACCACGAGTGCTAGCATCGTTTAAGTATTTCCAGTCAGTTTTGTAGAAGTCATAAGAACCTCTTCTAAATCCACTAAATCCTAAGTTAAGTGCCATATCTTCGCTGTTGTTGAATACTCCGTAAGAAGTTCCACCAGCACCGTAAGAGTTTTGAGCTGCTAGCATATCGTCAATTGATAATGCAATATCACGATTTACAAAAAGCATGTTCTCTTCAATAGCACCTTCTTTATCTAATTTCTTAAGAAGAAGATCAAAGTCTTGTAAAGATTCAGTAGCTGTACCTCCTACGAAACCATCAAATTGATGACCACGATCTTCGATAGCAGCAAATAAACCTTCAGTACCGTCTACATCAACAACACCGTTTGTTCCTTTTTTCTCAGCTTCAACTAACGCCATTTCTGAATAATCTTCAAAACGCTGACGAGTATCACCTTCAGACTTAATATACCATAAGTATCCTGATTGTCCGCCTTCGCCAGTTACTTCAATCCAACCAATTTGAGAAGCGTCAGATCCAGAAATTTCATAATGATCTTTAAGGATAATAGGCTTATTAGTTAAAGAAATAAACTCAGGCTCAACAGCACCAGTCATTGACGCTTGTCCTTTTTTGAATTCAGAACCGTAAACAAAAAGGTCTACATCAGTTGCTCCAGTAAATCCAAAACCATCAGTAGTATAACTCTGAAGAGTTACAGTAGTAGCAGTTGTAGCAGAAACTAAAGCTTTAAAAACAGTAGTACCGTCAGATACAACAACAGTTTGATTAGCTCTAATTGCATGATTGTTTCCATTAGCATCAGCTGGAATAGTAACTACGTTTACTTGTGAACCAGCACTTCCTGTATCAGCAGCTGAAGAAACACCTTCATAAGAAACATGAAGACGACCTTGCTCAGACCAAATAATCTGATCAGAAGTCATAGGCATTTCAGCGCCAACCATTTGTAAAAATCCAGAAAGTGAACGATCACCATAACGCTCAATTTCAGCTTCATAAAGCTCAGGTAGGTATTGTTGTGCCCACCCAGCAGTTCCTGCAGTAGTAAAGTCTATGTAACTACCAGGAGTTGTTTGTTTAACAGGAGTAGCATTATTTAGTATTAAGTTACTTCCTGCAGTATAAGTTGCATTTGCCATTTTAAATTTTTTTTATTTTTTTATTTTAATTTTTAATTTTGAGCTATTGTTTCCGCTAATTGCTCTTACTTTTAAACCTCCAGTATCTACATAACCATCAGCACTTTTTCTTGGATTCATATTAATATTCTTAGATTCCATTTCTAATTGCTTAATAGCATCTGCTTTTCCTTGCTCATAAAAGTGATTAGCAATTTTGTCAGAATTTTTAGCAGCAAATAAAGCTTTGTGATAAGTTGAAGGATCCGTTAGCATGCCTTTGTCATCTAGGTAACTACCCAAGAAACTAGCAATATCGCTTTGAGATTCTTTTACTTGAGTCACGTCATTTACTTTAAATCTATACTTGTTATTTCCAACTTTGAAATCAAAACCTTTGAATTCATTGCTAAAAAAAGAATTAGTTTTTTCAGTAAAATTATTTGCTTGTGTTTGTTGCTGAGCAGTTAGCTTAGACTGCTCTTCTTTATAAGCGTTGTAAAATTCAATTGCTTCTTTTTGTTCTGGGGCTAACTTAGAACTCAACTTGACTTCTTCGTAATATTTGCCTTTTAAACCTTCAAGAAAGCTCTTAGCTTTTACAATCTCTTCTTTATAAGCTAATTTTTTTCTTCTGATTTCTCTGTCATCATCAACTTCTTCATCAAAAGAAAAATTATCTTCAATTAAAAAATTAACCTCATCATTATCTAAATGAGATTTTGTTTGTTTATAGTACTCTTTTAACAATGTATTTTCGTCTACATTTGAATAATCAGCATTCAACCTAACGTAATCTTCTAAACTACCGCCAGTTTCTTCCATAAACTCAACTACCTTCTGTATATTTTCAGGTAGCTCAATATTATTTTCTTTAGTTTCTTCAACCTGCACTTCTTCTTTTACTTCAGCAACAGGCTCTTCGTTTTCTTTTTCTTCTACAGGATCGTCTTCTATTAACTCTAAGACTGATTCTTCTTCTTGTTGGGTAGGTTCTTCGGTACTCCGTACTTCCTCTTCCACTTTTTTGCTAGCTTCGGATTCGTCGCGAACAGGAACCTCATCTGTGCTTTGCTCTTGAACGGCATCTTTTTCTTCTGTTTTAGGTGGTTTAGATAAATCAACTTTATAAGTTGTATCTTCTGATTTTGTATCAACTCCTGCGTTTTCTAATACTGTTTCTTCTTTTTCTGCAGCACTAGGGTTCTCGTCTTCGACTAAATTAACTTTGTAGTCTTCCATAATAAAATTTTATATAATAGTTTAAAAATATGCTATCTAGGCTCAAATTGCTCTAGACCAAATCCACCTAATGTATCAAAGCCAGATGATTCAAAGTCTTTAGGTGGGGTATTATTTTTTCTTTGATCAATTAATTCAGATTGTTGAGATGCTTGAATTTTAGTTCTTTTATCTTTTCTATCTTCCTTATATTCTTCTTTATTGTTAATCACTTGTAAATCTAGTTCTTTAAGCTGCTTATTAAGCTCAAACTCATATGTCATAAGCTCTTTTTTAGCTAGAACTTCTTGTTGTAATTTTTGTATTTCAAGTTCGTGCTCTGCACTTTTGATTTGTATTTTAGATTGAGATATAGCTTGTTCTTTTTGGACATCTGCTTGAGCAGCAGCTTGTGCAGCTCTTGCATTAGATTCAGATTGCAATGATATGTTTTCTGTTTGCATTTGTCTGTCTTGTGCAGCTTTCTTTTTTCTTCTAAGTTTTAATAACTCATTTGCTAGTTTTAAGTTTTTAATATTTCTAATATCAATAGCATCTTCTAAGAATATTTGTTCTCTTGATAATGCTACTTGAATATTATTTTCTAGCAATTGTTTTTCTTCTTCATCAGGTGCTAAATCTAAGAATATACCAAAGTCATGCAAATGCAATTCTTTTAAATCATCTAAAACACCAACATTATATTTTCCAATGCTTTGTATAAAGTTATTTCTAGTGTTAGAATATTCTAGAACATCGGAAACTCTAAGCGCAACCGCTTCAGCTGTTTTTAAAGTTAAATACAATCCAGCTTGTAATATATGTCTTGTTGCTGTATTTGAATTCGCAGCAGCTAATTTTTGTAAACCTACTAAAGCATTCTTATCTGGTGTGCTACCATCACGTGCTTCATTTAATCCGGTTACATCACGGATCATTTGTAAATAGTAATTATAAGAATTAATTAAACTAGCTATTTTTGCATTAGCTCCAGAAGTTTGTAATTCTTGTATAGGTACTCTACCGTTGTTAAAGTCACCATCTTGTGTCATTGATCTACCAATAACAGATCCAGTTTGGAAATACATATTAAGTGCTTCCTGTGGATTATAATTAGTTCCATTACCTAAATCTATTTCAGCAATACCATCTGCATCTAAGAATACACCGTCTGGCACCATTCTTGATAATACTTGTTGTAACTTCAAATGAGTTAATTGAATCATATCAGCGAACGTAGTCATACGGCCAACTAAAGATTCTATATTACCTTTATAAATTCTAGGTGCAACGATATTATAACTAAAGTGAGCTTTTGTAGTATCAGTTTTAGGTCTAGTCATATTTTCAGCAAGCTGCCATTTCAATGTTTTGTTGTGACCTATAATTTTAGCTCCTTCATATATAACCTCTACAGAACGAGATACTTTTTTAAACCTAGCTTTATTATCTTTTGGAGGATCAAAGCTATCATCTTTTTTAATCGCCTTACTAGCGCCAGAAGCTGTATCCTTTATTTTATATACTTGATTGTTAAAAGTTTTATATTCAAAGTATAAAACATAAACATAAGAATTATCTGAAGAATCTTGAGCGTTGTGAGATCTGTTATACAACATAACATTACTTCCTTTATCTTCTATCTCTTTTAAATCTTCATCCGTTAACTCAGGATATTGTTTTTTCAATTCAACAAAAGAAACTCTTCTAACTTCACCTACATAATATATATCATCAAAATAAGGTGATTCAGTATAAGAATAAACTAAATCAGCAGGATCTACATAATCTATTT